CTGCTGTCATCTTACCCCACGCATCTGCAGTGCAGATTACAGGTGAAGTAGTTGCCCCTAAGACAATTAAAAACTCTCGCAACTACGCTGCTGGAGCACTCAACCTAAAAGATCCAATAGAATTCCAAGAAAGAACCTTAAAGTTTATCGCTTACGGCGTACAACCATCTATGGGTAAAACCCTGACAACAGACTTGGAGATGCTTGCAAATAATACATTTGCAACTGTTATCCAATCAGATTGGCACGAGTACCCAGACGATGGACTAGTATTCCGAGTAGATAACTATGTTGACTTCAATCGCATGGGTTATACTTCACACCATCCCCGAGGAGCTTATGCTCTAAAGGTAATTCAAAAAGGTGTAGAAACAAGACTTATAGATGTGATATGGAATGTGGGTAAGTCAGGTGTAGTAGCTCCTACAGGTATTTTAGAACCTATAGAAATAGATGGTGCTAGAATAAGTCGAGCAACTTTACACAATATGCGTTACATAACAGACCTGAGACTAGAGATAGGTTGCATGGTAGAAGTAATACGCAGTGGGGAAATTATCCCTAAGATTGTAAGGAGAGTAGATTGATAGAAACATATCTCACACCTATCATTATGTTTAGCTTCGTTACAGTAGTAGTATTACTATTACGGTGGTGGACTGAACTATGAGTGGAGTATATAATCATACTTACTTTGATAATCGTCCCGAGGAGAAGATCCGAGACGGCGTACTGTATGGAATTGTTTTAGTGAATAAAGCAACTTTCGAACGAGAGTGTATCAAAGTAGGTATAGCTAGTGGAAAAGACTGGCGTCATGTTATTAAACGCAGTGGTGGTTTTAGAGGATATGATATTCGTATTCAAAAGACTTGGTCTAGTACATTATATAATGTCTGGGCGCATGAGCAGTACTTACATGATATGTACAAGGAAGATAGATTTAAACCAAAAGTTAAGTTCGGTGGACATACGGAGTGTTTCAAAATTGATTCACTTATTCTTCAGGACTTTCCAAAAAATAAATCTTGACATCACAACCTAAATTTGATATAATATATATAGAAAAAGAAATGAGAGACACTTTGAAACCAATAACGCCACCAGCACATTGCCCTACTTGTAGTACAGAGTTACAGTGGACAAAGGATCAAATGTTCTGCCATAATACTACTTGCGAAGGCAAGACCAGTAAGAAAGTGGAGCATTTTGCAAAGACTCTCAAGATCAAAGGTCTCGGACCAGCGACTATTGAAAAGTTACAGATCACAGGTATCTTCGATATTTATGACTTTAACTTAGACTTAATGATAGAAGCACTACAGTCTGAGAAACTAGCAGTAAAACTGCTCAGACAGATAGAAGCAAGTAAAACAGCCGATCTAGTAGAACTACTACCAGCTTTCTCGATAAAGCTGATCGGAAACACTGCCGCTAAGAAGCTATGTCAGACAATCTCGTCAATGCGTGATTTGTCAGAGGACGCTTGCAAGCAGGCAGGCTTAGGACCTATCGCAACGGATACCTTACTCGAATGGTATTACGAACAGTTTATCAATGGATATGACAAACTACCTTTCAGTTGGAAAACTAAAGTACAAAAACCATCAGAAGTGGTTTCGAAAGGAGTAGTATGTATATCTGGAAAACTAACCAGCTACAAAACAAAAGCAGCCGCAACAAAAGAATTAGAAATAACGGGCTATATTGTAAAAAGTAGTTTAACGAAGGATGTAACAATCCTAGTGAATGAAAGCGGTGTCGAGTCCGCAAAAACACAGGCAGCCCGAGAACGGGGTGTTCAAATAATAACAAACTTAAAGGAAATAACAGGAAATTAAAAATGGCATTACCTAAATGGACAGACGAAAGAACCCAACAACTAGTAGACTTTGTTGGTAACGGACCAGTTTCTCAAGCTATGGTTGCAGACGCAGCCGAAGACTTAGGCACTTCAACACGAAGTGTTTCAAGCAAATTGAGAAAAATGGGTCACGATGTTGAACTAGCTTCAGCAGTATCTACTAAATCATTCTCTGATGCGCAAGAAAGCACATTAGAGGCATTTGTTACTGATAACTCAGGACAATACACTTACTCAGAAATCGCATCTTCTTTTGAAGAAGGTCATTTCTCAGCTAAGTCAATCCAAGGAAAAATTCTTTCTATGGAACTTACTTCTCATGTAAAACCTGCAGAGAAACAAGAATCTGTAAGAACTTACTCTCCCGATGAAGAAACTACCTTTGTATCTATGGTTAACGGCGGATCTTTCGTCGAAGAAATCGCAGATGCTTTGGGCAAATCAGTTAACTCTATCAGAGGAAAAGCTCTCAGCTTACTAAGAAGTGGCGATATCAACGCTATTCCAAAGCAGAAAGAAACTAAAGGCAGTTCTAAAACTGATCCTTTGGCAGACATCAACGACATCGACACTCTAAGTGTTGAGCAGATCGCTGATGACATTGGCAAAACTGTAAGAGGCGTTAAAACAATGCTAACTCGTAGAGGGTTAACTTGTGCTGATTACGATGGCGCTGCAAGAAAAGAAAAAGCTTCTAGCTAATTCTTTTCAAACCTAGGGTGCGGGAGCGTTATGTTCTCTCACCCTTTTTTATCTGGGAGGGTATACTTTGAACTTATCTTCAGCTTTACTGAAGCAAATTATTTCGCAAAATGACTTTGAAACATGGGGAAACCTGCGTGAAAATTATCTACCTGCAGAATATCAAGCAATTCATAAAATTGTAGAAAAGCATATCAAAAACTTTAGAGGTCTCCCGACCTTTGAAGACCTCAAACTATCCATTCGTGATAGGAAACTAAAAGAAAAAGTATTTGCTATAGAGGCTGTAGAAGTCGATGTAGACGCGTGGGTGCTCCTAGAGTACCTGAAGAATGAATATACGCAAGTAGAAATACTAGATGAATTAGATAAGTTCGTGGACACATCCGTAGCTATATCTAACGCAGAAGAAAATGTAGAAGCCCTACAACAGATAGTTCTAGACATAGGAGATAGAGTAGACCTCAAAGCTCCAGAAGAAAGTATGGAAACTATCACACTATTCGATTCTGAGAAGAATCTTAAAAAATATCTACCTCTAGGTCTTAATGACGAATACGACCAAGACATGAAGTTTTCTCCCAGAGACCTTGTGCTCATTGGAGGTCGTAGAGGTGCAGGTAAGTCTTTAACCTGTGTAAACATTGCAAACAATGTTTATGAACAAGGACGTAGCTCTATATATTTTACTATAGAGATGGACAGCCGCTCCATATTACAGAGAATGTGTGCCCTAGGCGCACGAGTACCTATTGGCAGATTAGCCACACGAAACCTTAGCTCCACTGAGTGGAACAGAGTTGGAGAGTGGTGGGCAAATAGGTTTGTAGATGGGGCAGAGCTGCTTCCTTCATTTTACGAAACACGAGATTTCGAACAGTTACATACTGATCTCACTAAGAGAAAGCTAACTCCCGATAGACAACTAGAGGTCATATATGATCCAGTACTAAGTCTATCAACAATAAGAAAAGAGTTGGAAAGTAAACTATCCCAGACTGATGTTGGAGTCATCATTGTGGATTACTTAAACCAAGTCAAACGATCAAACGCCCCATCGAGAGGTGGGCAATACGACTGGACAGAGCAGATAGAAGTAAGTAAGACTCTGAAAAGTATGGCACAGGAATATGAAGTTCCTATATTCTCACCCTATCAGACAGATTCGTCTGGTGAGGCGAGGTTTGCAAAGGGTATACTTGATGCAGCAGATGCAGCATACACCATGGAGACATGGTCACCCGAAGATGAATGTATTACATTCAACTGCACTAAAATGCGTAGTGCAAAAATGGAAGGCTTCACAAGTGTGATGAACTGGGAAACCCTAAAGATAGGTCCGCAGTCCGCTATGAACCCTAAAGATAGAGATGACATGAGAGACAGCCTCTCAACAGGAGAAGATATACATGACGCAATATAATGATTTAATGACACATAAACGAGAACAACTTGCAGCAGAAGAATGGGGCAAAGCGATTGCTAGTATCCATGCTTTTAATACTAACCAAGTAACAATGTGGTATGATAATAGACTTGAAGATGGTTCAGTAATGGACATCATATACAACAACGGCAGAATCAAAAGAACACTGCCTAGTGGTAAAACTATATGGATAGGTGAACCACTTAGTAAGAAAACTCTACTAAATTACTTTAGTAGTGCAATGGAGGATTTGCGACATGGCTTACGATAGAATAGGTAATACAGCAGCTGGATTGGTAGGAGTTCCACCATATGAAGTTGTTTACACAGACACAGATTTTTTATTCTCTCAACCTCAGGTTATAGAGAATATACATAATGTACCTGTAAATGAGCCACTACTAGCTAGTGTAAAAGAAAGTGGGATATTGAATCCACTTCTAGCACTCAAGGAGTGGTATCCTTTGGCGGGCAGTCAAAGATTACGAGCAGTACAGATAATAAAAGAAGGCGATCCAACTTTCAATGTGAAGGTAACAGTTCACAGGTTTTTAGAGGATTGGCATAATTGTTTTTACCTTTGGCCGGACATTAAGTTTAGAAATGATGCTATAGCAATCTGGTTTCAGATGCAAGAAGTAGTATTCAAATCTTTACATTACAAATCGGTTGATGATAAAGATGGAACTAAAATGACTGAGTATGAAAGACTCGGTGAAGAACTGAAATGGCAACATGATAGACCTAATAATAAGTCTGATAATCATGAGCCTGTGCGCAGCATTGATAAATAAATAATGAAAGTAGAC